ATAAATAAAATAAAACTATGAGAGCAACTTATTTACATTACGAAAACGGTAAAGGCTATGACGTTATAGACTTTATAAAAGATTATGAGCTAAACTTCAATAGAGGGAATATAATTAAGTATATTTGTAGAAGCGGAAAGAAAGACGATGAGTTAAAAGACTTAGAAAAAGCAGCAGATTATTTAAGGCGTGAAATAGAATACTTAAGAGAGCAGCAACAACAATGGATAGAAAAGAACAAATAGAACACTATAAACAAATGGAACAAAAAGAACTAGAACACCAAGAACAAGTAAGGGGAGTACAAGACGAACCAATAAACGACAGGCATTTAGCATATTTAAAATGTGTATTGATAAGTCAATTACTTCTGGAAGCAAATGACGAGTTAAAAGGTAGTAAAGCATTTAAACAAAATGTAAAGTTACAAGTAAACAAAACAAGTAATATATTGGAAAGTGTTTACCAAGAGGGTTTTAATGTGGTTTACAACAATAACCCCGAAATGTGTACAAATGTATTAAATAAAATAGATAGCTTAATGCATAGCATTAAAACAGCTAGTATTGATGAACTGGTAATGATTGAAGCACTTGTAAAACAATACAAAGAAAACAAAGAAGAAATAAATAAAACACAAATAACTGAATTTACTAAATTAGATTAATATGTATATAAATATAGAATTAAAAAAAGCAGAAAGAAAAGACTATTTTAGATTTAACATTAATGGTGTTAAGTTAGGAGAATGGGAACGTTCAGAATTGAGACAATTAATAGAAGTAATAGACAATAAAATATAGACAAAATGAAAACACCAAAACAAATAATACAACACGCAATAGACAACCCACATACAGAAGAATACATAGGTTCTAATTGTTGTAATGCAGAACCAAGCCAATTAAGTAACAACCTTTGTAGCGAGTGTTTAGAACACGCAGAATTTAACTAAAAACAAATAAAATGAAAGCAGAACTCAAAGAAGCTGTTAGATTATTAACAGATTTAGCTGAACTTCAAAACGGTTCACCTATTGTTACATACGAGAAGCAATGGAACAAAACAATGGGAGATGTTTGGGAATTTATTGACAATTATAACACAAAAAAATGAAACTAGAAAAATTAAAACAAGCAGTAGATAAGAAATTCAATTTAGATATATCAACCAATTCAAGACAACGAAATTTTACAGATGCTAAAAAAGTATTCTCAAAACTAGGTTATGAAAGTGGAGCAACATTTAGAGCAGTTGGGGAAGCAATAGGCAGAAGTCATTGCAACGTATTACACCACGTTAATAGCATTGATACTATAAGCATAGAATATAAAAAGAAACACGATGAGATAATAAAAGAATTAGATTTAGTATTTTCAAAACCTTTCTTCAACCCAGAACAAGAAAAAATAAAAAAAGAAATAAAAAACAAACAAACAAATAAAACAATAAAGGAAATACAAGACATTACAGACATTTTATCTGGATGGGATATAGAAACAGTAACAGAGTTTAAAAAAACACGCTTAGACCCCTTTAAAGCGTCATTAAAGAATAGGGTAAAGCCAAAGACCATAAAAGAAGTAAAGGGAGCGTTATTAAACAACCGAGTTAAAAACCCTGTATTATGTTAGTAACAAACGAAGACAATATGGAGCTTATGAAAAGGTATAAAGATAATCACTTTGACATTGCTATTGTTGACCCGCCCTATGGTGGAAATGATGCAATAGGTTTGAAAAACAATGAAAGCGGTAAAAAACAAGCTACTAAAAGAACTAATTACAAGGTTTTTGAAAATGTAGAACCGCAAAAAGAATACTTTGAAGAACTTATAAGGGTAAGTAAGCACCAAATAATTTGGGGTGTAAATTTTTACAACAACTTTAATTTGAGCGGTGGACGTATCTGTTGGGATAAAAAGGGGACTGCATTTGGTAGGGCTGAACTTGCCTATTATAGCGGAAGTAAAAGTGTAAATATATGTGAGATAGTTTGGAATGGTATGATTCAACACGATATGAAAAACAAAGAGCACAGAATACACCCCACCCAGAAGCCTGTTAAACTTTACGAATGGTTATTAATGAATTACGCTAAAGATGGAGATAAAATACTAGACACTCACTTAGGTTCTGGAAGTATTGCTTTAGCCTGTCACAACTTAGGATATGACTTAACCGCTTGTGAATTAGACAAAGAGTATTACGATGCAGCAATAAAAAGAATAGACCAACACAAAGCCCAAATAAGAATGTTCTAAAAAAAAGTAATTCTGTTTATATATTAATAAGTTCAGTTAACTAATTAAATACTGATTATGGATAAGAGAGTAAACAACAAAGGTACAAAAGGAAACAAAGGTGGGAGACCACCAAAAGCAGATGAGATAAAATTAATTGAACGTTTAGACGCTATCATAGACAAAGACGAAGCATTAGGGGTGTTGGGTCAGTTAGTATCTAAAGGCGATATAAGAGCCGTACAACTGTATTTAAGCTATCGTTATGGGAAACCTAAAGAAAGTATAGACCTTAATTCTAGTGAGGGCTTAAACATCAATTTTAGGGATTTAATTAAATTCGTTGATTAAAGTTAAAAAAAAATATATGCCTATTGTTGAGAGCGACAGTAGGTATTTTATTATTAGCGGTGGGCGTGGTTCTGGGAAATCATTTTCAGTAAACGCCTTACTCGTTATGCTTACATACGAACAAGGGCATACAATACTGTTTACACGTTACACTTTAACATCGGCATATATATCAATCATACCAGAGTTTATAGACAAGCTAGAACAGTTTGGTTCAATAGCGGACTTCCATATTACCAAAGACGAAATATTAAATAAAAAGACAGGAAGCAAAATAATATTTAGAGGAATAAAAACATCAAGCGGTGACCAAACTGCAAACCTTAAATCTTTACAAGGAATTACAACGTGGGTAGTTGATGAAGCAGAAGAACTGGTTGATGAGAATAAATTTGATACTATTGATTTATCGGTAAGACAACAAGGCAAACCGAATAGAATAATATTAATACTTAACCCAACCACAAAAGAACATTTTATATACAAGCGTTTCTTTGAAGATAGAGGGGTTCAAGAGGGTAGCAATACAACCAAAGAAAACACAACCTATATACACACAACCTATAAGGACAATATAGACAACCTATCTAAAAGTTACATTGACCAAATAGAACAAATGAAAGTAAGACGACCAGATAAATATAAACAACAAATGTTAGGTTCGTGGTTAAACAAAGCCGAGGGGGTTATATTTAATAATTGGAGTGTAGGAGAGTTTAAGCATATAGGCACAAGCGTATGGGGTCAAGATTATGGTTTCGCAGCAGACCCATCTACACTGGTTGAGGTTAATATCGACAGTACAAACAAGCGAATATATTTAAAGGAATGTTTTTATTTACAAAGGCTAACAACTTCACAAATAGCACAACTTAATTTAAAACACGCTAGAGAGGGTTTAATTATTGGGGATAGTGCCGAACCAAGATTATTAAGCGAAATAAAAGCAAAGGGTTGTAATGTACGGCCAAGCATAAAAGGACAGGGAAGCATAACGTATGGTATTAGCTTATTACAAGATTATGATATTATTGTAAGCCCAGATAGTACTAACTTAATTAAAGAACTAAATAACTATCGTTGGTTGGAACGCAAATCAAATACACCAATAGATAACTGGAATCACTTAATAGATGCGGTTCGTTATGCAGTAGGCTTTCAACTACAAAACCCAAATAGAGGTAAATATGCGGTGTCGTAAAGTAAGGTTAAAACTTACCTAACAACTATAAAATAAAGACTATAAAAGCACTCATTAATAATAATAACACAGTTTAACGCCTATAAAAACAAACAAGATGTCAGATTTAAAATTATTTATTTGGGAAAATGTATTGACTGACCGTACAAGTGGAATTGCTTTTGCATTAGCTGAAAATGTAGAAGAAGCAAGGAAAATAATTTTTGAAAAGTTTGAAGAAACAACAGAGGGTTATATAAATGATACGCTGCTAAAAGCCGACTTATCTGATGAACCTAAAATAGTAGATACTAAAAATGGTTTCTATGTTTGGGGTGGTGGTTAATTACCTATAACGGATAGTAATAAGAACAGTAATTAATTTTATAGGCGTTTTTTTGTTTTAATACTTTCTAAAATATTAATAGTTTCTTTATATATTAATATGGAAGTAAAAATTAAGATACCTACAAGCCTAAACGAAATAACATTAGGGCAATATCAGGAATTTTCAAAGTTAGACTCTAAAAAGGAATCAGATGTTCTTTTGAAGATGGTAGAGATATTTTGTAAAGTGCCTGTTGAGGTTGTTCGCTCAATGAAAGCAAACGATATAAAAGACATTTGCGAAATCATTAATAAAATGTTTGACGTAGAACATCAGATGTTAAATAGGTTTCAATTAAGTGGAAAAGATTACGGCTTTATTCCAGATTTAGAAAATATGAGTTTTGGAGAATATGTGGACTTAGACACCTTTATGGGGGATAACGATAATTTACACAGGGCTATGAATGTTTTATACAGACCTATTGATTTAAAACAAGGCCAAAGATATACATTAAAAGAATACGACCCAGACACAAACGAACAAGCTAAAAATTATCCTTTGGATGCTTGTTTTGGTGCAATGGTTTTTTTTTACAATTTAGGGAAAGACTTATCGACAGTTATTCTGAACTCTTCGAGCAAACAGAACGAGGAGAATTTAGTGCAATATCTGGATTCACTACAAAATGGGGATGGTACAATTCAATCTATGCAATCGCTGACGGAGATATTACAAGATTTGAATATATCACTAAATTAAACGTTCACGAATGTTTGACTTATTTAACATATACAAAAGAAAAAAACGAAATAGAAGCAAGAAATATTAAAAGCAAATTCAAATGAGTTACACAGGAATAAGAGGTTATTATCTACTAACACAAGCCATCAAAAATGCTTTACTAGGCGATATAAATGTAAACACAGTTACAGAGGGTGATTTGTTTGATATTGATTTGTCTAAGCAATCTATATTTCCATTGTCACATTTGATAGTTAATAGCGTGGTTGCTCAAGAAAGCGTTTTAAGATTTAACATATCTATTTTAGCAATGGATATAGTAGACGAAAGCAAAGAACCAACTACTGATATATTTATAGGCAACAACAACGAACAAGACGTTTTAAATACACAACTAGCTGTATTAAATAAGTTAGTACAAGTTTTAAGACGTGGGGATTTATATAGCGATAAATACCAATTAGATGGCGATGCTAATTTAGAACCTTTTGTAGATAGGTTTGAAAACAAAGTGGCGGGATGGACGGCAACGTTTGATGTATTTGTAAATAATGATATTGAAATATGTTAGCAGATAAATCTT